GCTATTGAAGTCTTTTCTTCTGCCAAGGATGCAAAGAAACGGGAATCCTATCTTGCTTCTTTTGATGGAAATGGCATGATGGATTCAGGCTCTCACATTGTTCTTGGTACTGTTTTGATTAGAACATCAAGTCAATTGACTGCTACACAGCAGAAAAAACTTACAGAGCAGATTTCGAATAAATTTACAGAATTACAATAAATAAATTTGAAAGAGGAAAACTTATGAAAAAAATTTTGGGATTACTACTTGCTATGATTTTAGCAATTGGAATGTGTGGATGTTCTTCTGGAACTTCTTCGGTTAAAGAATATAATATTGACGAATTTCTTCCAACTTACAGGAAAATACTTAGTTCTATCGAAGAAAAAACTCAATACTGGAGTGAAGACGAGCTTCAGTCTTCCAAATATACTGAACTTGTTAAAAAGGAAGCAGAGTCTGGTGGATTTTCTTTAAATCAAACTATTATCATCAGGGGAAAGGTTGATACGACCTACCCTTCATTCTTGTTTATAAGTACCAGTAAAAACTCCAACGAAGATACAGAATCCGATGATTATGAAGATGAAGATTTTGAACCTGATTCTGAAGATGCAGACTTCGATTCTACAACATTTATGTGCCTTTTTTCGGAAAACCCTAACTCACCTGCACTATTAGAACCTGGTAGTAATGTAGCAATCGAGGGAACTCTTTTTGCGGAAAAGAAAGATGAGGAAAAAGGTACAAAATATATATCCGAATACCTTTCAGACTGCAAAATCAAATCCCCTGATATAAGTAAAGTTAAATTTGCCGATAATGTAACTGATGCTATAGCGGTTGATGGTTCAGAGCGGATTATGGGAACTGTAAATTCCATAGAGGAAATAACCGCATCCGATGATGACAAAGAGGAGTATCTAGAAAGCGTAGATACCTCTTCTGATGAGTACAATTATGCATCCGCATACAGATTCGCTAATTATGTAATATATCTTAATAACGGTCCTGGCAACACGTTACCTTGTTTTATAAATACTACCGAAGACCTTCTTCCAAAAGAAGGAGATAAAATAAGTTTAATTGGCGAACATTTTTCATACGATTACTCTGATTATATCAATGCTGAAAATTCTGCTATTTACATCTTTAAATAATTTTACATCTCTTTACATAACAGAGCAGCTCATCCGCTGCTCTTTTCTTTCTTGTAGACAGCTTTCTGACTAAATACGCATTTTTCAGTATACTGACTAAAAAAATCACGCATGGAGGTTTCCAGAAGCCTCCCCTCTTATAGGATATGACATGCTCTTTTACGGAAAACCTTACAGATTACATCAAAAAACATGCGTTTTTGTGCAAAAAACCTACCCCAAGACTGGTTTTCGCATATCCGAAACCTCCTGAGGCACCTTTTTGCTTGATTCTCATTTTTATATTGCACATATGTTCTGTACGCTGTATAATAATCCTATAAATAAAAAAATCCGGTACTGACAATACCGGATTTCAAGTTACTTATCAACAAGGGATGCTGATAATCTAACCAACTCATTTAGATTATACCATGCATCCTAACAATTGTATAGGGTGTATTTTTTATACCCTTTTTTACACAGAAGAAAGGATGATTTATATGTGGACCGAGAAAACAAAGAACGGTAAGTATAAGCATGTAGAACGCTACAAGGACCCGGTGACAGGCAAAACGAAAAAAGTTTCCGTCACTACTGAAAAGAATACTGCCCAGGCGAGAAAAATGGCACAACGGGCACTTGTGGCCAAGATTGATAGTCGGTTAAATGTTGCACCAATAAAAGATATTACCTGGGGCGAACTTTGTGATCGATGGCTTGATGTAAAAAAGCATGAATGTAAAGCAACAACTTATTTCATTTATGAGTGTGAAGCCAGAAATGTGGTAAAGCTATTAGGGGATGATACATTGGTATCAAGTTTTTCAGCAAATTTTATCCGACAACAGATAATTTATCCAGAAGGAAGTTCTGTTAACCATCTGAGATATTTTAAACTCATTATGAAGTGGGGATATTTGAATGATTATGTAGATAATATTCAATATCTTGATAAACTTCAGAGAACAAAAAAAGAAGAAAAAGAGGATTCATCTAACATTTCGAGTAAATATCTAGAATCTTGGGAAGTCGCTAAGCTTCTCCCTGCAATTCGAAAAGATGATTATCGTGATCTTACCCATTTTCTGGTACTTACAGGGATGCGACTTGGGGAAGCATTATCTGTTACTGCTTCCGATATCGATTTAAAACAGCGATACATTTATGTGAATTCTACATACAGCCACAATGTAAAAACCACAGACACCCCTAAAACAAAATCCTCTAACCGCCGTATTTATATTCAAACAGAACTATTCCCGCTCTGCCAGCGGTTAAAGAAAGTCGCTTTGATGAACCAGTTTGTTTATAAGACTGATTTACTATTTCAGCGAAGCGGCAAGCATCTCTGTCCAACTAATTACCGCTTCGCACTTGGAAATACTGCAAAAAATGTATTGCACAAGCATGTGCATCCTCATATGCTCCGACATACCCACACCTCTCTTCTGGCAGAACAAGGTGTAGATATCGAAACTATCAGTCGGAGACTGGGACACGAAAATAGTGATATTACCAGGCAGATTTACCTTCATGTTACTGAGAAAATGAGGTCAAAGGATAATGATGCTATTCGCAATATTAAGATTTTATAGCATCTGCCCCTTTTCTGCCCCTTTTTCAATTATTTGTAACTGCACACCTATGAAAAACCTACTGTTTATGCCATTTTTAAGAAAATTATATTTAAATATCCAATTTGCATTAATTTGAATATCATACGGTATCATGAGGAATAAAATAGCATAAAAACGTGCTTTTGAAAAGTTAAAAATTTCATAGAGTAACATTTGGTGTCAATTTCTGCCCCTTTTTTGCCCCTCAAAAAAATAATAATGCTATGGTATAATCTTTTGCAGGTATCCATCTTGGATACCTGCTTATTTTTCACAGATTCATTTACTCTTAACAAGCTTTCCTTTCTTTAAAAGATTCAGCAGCCTTGTATTCTGTGCGGCAGTACCAGAATAATTCTTAATCCCGTTTAATGCTGCAATCTTTTTTCTGTTGTTCTTACTAGGGTTAATACCTGAAACTTTCAGTGCATCTACAATTGAACTAGATTTTCCCTTATATCGCGGATAGTATGTAATCTTTTTCTTGATAGGTTTCTTTGTATTCTCTTCAAGCTTTTTCGCTGCTGGTTCTTTGTAGAGTACATTTAAGTCAAAGTTTCCACTGTTTCCCGTAGAGATTACTCGTGGAAATCTACCACTAGAAGTATACTGCCATGCGATATTGGCCGCTGTTGGTTTCTTCTTCTCATCCGGATTTGTTGCAATCTGCATCCGTTCATTGCCGTTATAATAGCGAGCAATCCACCAATTGTTGCACTTTACAAGCTTTCTATCAATATGTTCGTTGTAGTAACTCATTCCTGTGTAAACACCAAATTTGTATCCTCTGCTCTCAACAGTTCCCTGCGCTGCATTAATAATCTCAGCAATCCTTGCTTTGCTCAGACTTGCCTGCACCTTATCCTCGATGTCAAACCACACACCATAGACAAAATGTGTTTTGTCAATCTTATCTAAGATATCACAGACCAATTTCATATCGGATTTAGCCTTTGTGGCTGTTGTAGCGTAGGAGTAGTTATATACTCCCCAGCCAATCTCATTCTCATTGCAAGTCGTAAAGTTCTCGTCGAACTTTTTATCTCTGTTCAGGTCCTTTCTGATAATCTTTAAAATCGCCCCCTGACATCCGTATGATTTCGCTTTTTTCCAGTCCACAACTCCATTATAACTCGATACATCAATTAATTTTCTCATATTATCAGTCCTCTTTTCTGTCTAATCCAATGATTTTGCGAATCTGTGCCGGTAATAAATCCGGATTAATCTTTCCGATATTTTCGATGATACTGCCTAATTCCATCAGGATAATATATGTGCATACCCCAGCAGCAATCGGGATCTGAAATCCTAAATCTACAAATCTTTGAGCGTAGTCAATCAAATAAGCTAGGGCAACAAGCAGGATCGAACCAAATTTGTGATATAACCCTCTTCGCATCTCTGACGATTTCCAGATATGATTAGCACAAGCAGAAATATTTCCACTGATTGAATCAAACACAATAAATAAACAAGTTAATAAAGGCAACATAATAGCATCCATCTCCATTCCTCCTACTTTACAACTACTATTCCTCTGTACTTTTCGTTTGTACACTTTTTCTTATTTTCTTTTTCAACTGTTGTTACGTTCTTTTTTCCGTCCGAGAATCTCCACACCTTTCCCGTCTTATTATCTTTGAGCAGGACCACAGTATGAATCGGATTGCCCTCTTCAAACAGTATCATGTACCCCTTTCGCAGCTTTGCTTCCAGTTGAGCATTTGTCAAAGACTTATAATACGTCGCTGGCTTGCCTGGGCAAATAAAATTAATGCCCTTGCAAATTTCCGTAAGCGGATACTTTGCTCCGCATTTCAATTTCTTTCTTGCGAAGTTTAAGCACTGCTGCATATTTTTCTTAACGCCTCGGAATCGCAGCGCCATATAGAAAGCTACCAGACTACACCCATGAGTCCTGATGAACGAAGATTTGAAATTGTACTGACTTGGCACCGGAATCTGTCTTCCGTTATCCAACACGATTCTCCACGGGAATTTTTTTTTGCTGTTCTTGTTTTTGTTTGCTACTATTCTCATTTTTTCTCACCTCCTTGAGAATAAAAAAATACACAATAGTATCAATAAATACCATTGTGTATCATGTGAAATGTGTTATTATTAATTCATGACTTGTTCTCATATGTCATATTTTTTTATTTCCAAACAGCTCCTGTGGGAGCTGTTTTTTCGTATATCAAATAGTAAGAGTTTTTCTCTTGCTGCAAACTCAAATAACACCCTTACACCGTCTGACGATTTAAATGCAGACTTCGAAACATTCGCCCCTCGGACTATTTCAATCAGAAGATTTTCAAATGGCGTACCCGGTCAGCCGGGCGAAAGAGGAAATGGTGTCCTTTTTACGTATAAGGATGCTGCCAATTACGGATGGAGCATAGCAGTCGTAAATGGAAACATCTACACAAGAAAAATCGCTGATGGTAATATCGGAGATTGGAAATCTATTGCGACAAAATAGTAAGGGTTCTCAGATTGTTGCGACAGGTATAAATGATTTAGATAGTCCTCCTAATGCAATAATATTGAGAACAGCAGTCAATCCCGTTGGCCTTCCTGAAAGTCTCGGCAGCAATGGGTGTATTGTTATTCAACAGAATCCGAACAATGCTTTTAACTGCCAGCTTGCTTTTTCTTTCGGAAGTGATAAGATTGCTATACGCCGAAAAAGAAATAGCAATGCTTGGTCAGACTGGAAGTACTTCTCTGCCGAATAAAATAGTAAGAGTTTTTACAAAACGTATGTACTCCAAGGGGGAGTTACGCTGACTATTGAATTGAAATACGACACTGGTTATTTTCTTGTTGTAGCAGGATTGAGCAATAATAATATATCCCCATCAACAACAAATATGTATACAGTTATAACAGCAGCTGAAACACGAAAAAGTAATGTCTCTATCGTTTGTTCAAGTACTAGCGACGTTAATATTTCAATCGAAGGAAATAAATTAACTTTGTCCAGTAATACATGGAAAAAAATCTTCATTAAATAGTAAGCCATTCATGATACGTCTTCCTGTGTCTGTAAGCTTGCAGGATACCATTGCCACAATATCAATTGATATTGCCGATGCTGAACGAGGTGTAATTATTCTCACTGGTCGTTTCGGTGGAGAAATTTATTTTTCCTCAATTATCAACTATGGCTCAACATGGGACGTAAAGCAGGTGGTCTTCGCCGGTAGCAACACCATTAAAAATGAGCAAAACAAAAAAGTTCTTACCATAACCAGCGCAAAAGCTATTTCCAGCAAATATGAGGTCAATGCACTATTGATTAAATAGTAAGACACGAAGAAGTAGTGAAAGAGTCATAAATGGTTTTCTAGCAAGGGATGCCGAAAAAACCTATGTATTAGATAAACTACAATGCTATTTATTAACTTGCGCCGAAGTTGCAGGAGGAAATATCATAAGAACTCGCGCGGCAATCATTGTCGCTGGAAGTGGCGAAGGGAGCAGTGGACTTACCGCTCCATTTATGTCGGATTTAGAAGGAATCGTATCCTGGGTTGATTATCAAACTCTCAAAATTACTACTAAGAATATTTACGCAACAATTTCTTTGACAAAGTTATAATTTTTCCTCTTCCCATTTAATTGATTTGTGAACAAAGCACTTCTTATGGCAAAATTAAGCCATAGGAGGTGCTTATTATGACTGAAATTGAGAAGATTCAGAGCAAAATTTTAATGAGAATGCAGGATGTTTTAGACAATGAGCAATTACAGAAACTTGAGAACGTATTAGTTCTGGAGTTTCACAACATTGAAGTAAAACAGGAATGTACAGATTTGGTAACTTCGGAGCGGCATTGGGAGAAAATACTTCGAACATTTCTGGCAAGCAAGAGGATCGAAAACTGTTCAGAAGGAACGCTGAAAAGTTATAATGATTGTGTAACAAGATTAATAACAACACTGAATAAGAGACTACAGGATATAACAACAAATGATATCCGGTATTACTTAGCGATGTATCAAGAAACAAGGAAAATATCTATGAGCTACTTAGACACGATTAGACGATATCTGAGTAGCTTTTTCGCCTGGGTGTCTGATGAAGGGTATATTCAAAAAAACCCCATGAGACGATTGAAGAAAATAAAGGTTCCGCAGACAATCAAAAAGCCTTTTACACAGGCAGAAATGGAGCACTTAAGATGCAGTGCGGAATGTCAGAGAGACATTGCGATAATGGAATTTCTATATTCGACAGCGGCACGTATAGGTGAAGTCATAAGGCTTAACAGAAGGGATATTAATTGGGAAGGGAAAGAGGTAATCATTTACGGTGAAAAGGGTAAGAAAGAAAGAAAGGTGTATTTGACAGATGAGTGTGCATATCACTTAAAAAAGTATCTGTTCGCACGAACGGATATGAATCCAGCTTTGTTCGTGAGCAATAAGCAGCCACACAGCCGTTTGGGAAAGCAAGCAATACAGTCGATGTTGCGGACACTGGGAAAGAAGACAGGAATCCACGCTCATCCGCATAAATTCCGAAGGACACTTTTAACGGATGCCGGAAACAGAGGAATTCCACTGCAGGAAATCCAAGCCTATGCAGGTCACCAGAAACCAGATACAACGATGCTATATGTAACGGTTAGCGAAGAAAATGTGAAAGCATCTTTTAGAAGATATATAGCCTGACAAAATGATTCTATACAGATTTTTCAAACCGGCAGAAATGGCGGTTTATTCTGCGTGTTTAAAAAGTGAGAGACTAGAAGGGAGAATAAGAGAAAATCAAGAAAATGAGGTGTTAAACTAAATGGGAAGAGGAAAATTTATTTGATTTGTTGCCAATCGCCAAATGTTCCATTCCCAATGTTCCGAAAGTAAATGTTACTATACGAAAATAAATATTGAAAACCCCAAGCTGGTGAAGTTTTGTAGTTTATGCATAAAGCTAGCATTCCCTTTCGAGGATTATCAATAGCGCTTTGACACTGTAAAAAAGAGATACTATTGCTCGGGAAATTTGCGAATTCCTTCTCAAGATTTTCAGCGGTTATTACCTTCGATGTAGCCTTACTATTTAAACTTGAATCCAGTCAGTAAAAACACCATTGTTAACTGGACGAGTAAAGATTTTTCCTACCGAAGTCAATGCGTATTGCATTCCCCATTCTTCCCCGCTCTTTACGTTAATTATTAATGTTAATGGGTTAGGAAGCGGAAAATCTGATGCTCCTTGTGCTTTACAAAAACTTATCCCTACTTTAGCTTCTTTATAAGTTGCCTCGATTGACGTATGTTCAAACAAAAGCTTTTTAGGTACAGCATTACTATTTAATGAAGATTTTCTTCCATGCGGTGCTACACAAAGTTAATTTATTTCCTTCGATTGAAACCTCGATGTTGCTAATATCCGAATGAATGATAGAGACATCACTGCTTCGTGTTTTGGCTGCTACCGTAACTGTATACACATTTGTTGTTAAAGGAGGTATATCATTATTGCTTATTCCTGTTGTAACAAGAAAATAACAAGTGTCGTACTCTAATTCGATAGTCAGAGTAGAGTTTGCTTTAAGTGTATATGCCCTAAGACGCTTACTATTTAATTCATTGAGAGCCGGAATAATTGACTTGTTTTGAGTCTCTAACTGCGAGATTACTGCAGTTGCTAATTTATTTGCAATCCAGTTCCATAATCCGCTGAATGGGGTTCTCTTATTTGCATTTGCCTTGGTGTCGGCAATCACAATCTCATCTGCATCTTCTGGTGTCGTTTTTGTTGTGTATTCTTTCCAATTTGCCATAATCTATTACTTCCTTTCTAAAATCTTTAACCAGTCGAATAATCTAAATTTTCCTGTTTCTTGTGCTGTTGTACAAATATATATTGCATCGTCAGCTATCCAAAGGTCTCCCAAATAATACGGGGGTTTGGGAACTACTACTTCAACAGTTGTTCCGATCTCATTTCCTGCGAGGTCAAGAATCGTATTGCCTGCCGTATCGCTTAAAGCACTCTCTTTAGTAGTAATTGTTGAATCCTCTGTAGTTTTTCCTGGAAACCACGCTTGGATTTTTTTCTCCGTCAGTGTAGTTATATTACCTTTATTCGTCTCAATTTGCTCATGGTCTTCGGCAAACTGTTTTGCGACTTCCTGCAACTTAATCAATTCCTGCGCTGCCGCTTCGGTAAGGATTACATTCTGCTGATTTCCTGCTTCTTCAACATTTTCCACTTGCGTAGTGCCGGCTTTATTAACTTCCGTTATCTGTTCATTACCAGCACTCTCAATTGCTGTTACCTGTGCTGTCCCAGCATCTTCTACCGCCTGTACGGATGCTGCCTGTTGTTTTGCTACAGCACTAACTGCTGTATTGCCTGCACCTCCGACCATTTTTGTCTGTGTTGTTCCCTCATCTGTAACCGCTTTCGTAGACGTATCCTGCTGTGTCGTAATTGCATCAATAGCTTTTTTTCTCGCTTCTTCAACTGTCGACTCTGCTGCAGAGATTTTCTCTGCAACATGTGTATCAAAGCCAGTTACCTGCGCGTTGATATTCTGTTCAGATTCCGCTGCTGCCGTCCTTGATGCCTCTGCTGACCGAGCGTAGCCTGCCGCACTGTCCCGGCTTGCAGCAGCCTCCTCGGATGCTTCTTGCGTAGCCTGCCGCATCTGGCTCACATCTGCCTGTGCGTCTTCAACTTCCTGCTGAGACAGCTCTACAGCCGCCCTGGATGTTTCAACCTGCTTTGCCTTGTTGACTACATCGTCATGCATTGCGATGTAGTCTGACGTTAATCCGCCCGGCAAGGTCAGCATCTGCCAGTGTTCCGTATTTTTGCCTTCTTCCGGTGCAATTCCGCTGATGGTTTTTGTCAGTTCTGCAAGACACACATATGAGCCGCCCATATACGAAACGGTATCTAAATACTCATACGATGCCTCACCCGAATACTCGCCTCTGGGATTTAGTGCAATATTGCCCAAATCGGTTTCAACATATGTATTTTCTGTCTGCATCTTCTCGCCTTCCTTTCAACCTATAATGCTAACCTATATTTTAAACGGCTACCTTCCCGGCGAAAACGTACCTTATCCACAGTGGGGTCTGAATACATTTTTAGTCGGCCTTTTACAACTGCAAATCCGGCAAAGTAGACATTTCCTGTTTCTCCCTTTAGTTCTACCTCTTTCTGCTTAACATAATTGTCTATTTCTTCTTTTCCTTTTGTGACTCGCCCCGGTACTTCTTCCGCTGCATTCCTGGCCTGTTCTGCATAATATGCAGCATTGTCTTTCTGCCGATCAGGATATTCTGCGTGACCATGTGCCCATGATTCCGCTGTTTTTGCGCTATCAATTACTGTTTGTTTCGTATCGTCAAATGCTGTCATTAACTGCTCGTATAAAGTTTGTGACGGTTCTGGAATATCGCCCTGTCGGTATCCTGACTCATACAGTTTAACTATAACCATATTTGCAGTAATAAGATTACCCGCGACAATTGACACGCTGAAAGACGCTCCTACAAGCACTTCCACGGGTACAATACAAGTATTCGTTTCGCCAAGTAATACCGGCACAGGGTCATTATCTCCGCTCCGGAACAGGACTGTTTTGCTTTTGCCATTCCAGTCGTCTGTCTGAAAATCAAATTCCGCGTAGAGATAATTTTTGCTGCTTCGGACTGGCACAAATGTATCTGTCCGCTCGATAATCTGATTGTTTACAACAAATTTCAGAATCGGTTGCATCCTATCCCTCCTCGTTCTCTGTAATTTGTAAGTTACCGTTTGTGTCTGCGGTCAACGTAGGTGCTGTGACAATTTTTGTGATGATCTGCTGCATTGCGTTAATTTGCTCATTGAGTGTATCAATTTGCTCTTGAAACGAGCCCTTATAAATTTTTTCATACACCCTCAATACTCCTGTATAATCTAATGCATCGCCTTTCTTCACATTTATCGCAAATGCAAGTTGAATTGCATCTTCTGGAATCGTAAAAGAATTATTTTCTAGTAATACTTCTTTGATGGTTTTATCTTTTAACTGAAATTTTGCAAATGCATCTGTCGGAAGACCGTATACAAAATATTTTCTTCCAGTTTCTAAGCCTGATTCTGATATTTCTCCCGCTATAAGAGTAAGCGATTCGTCTCCTGTTGCTGTGCCGAATATGCTAATTTTATGCCCATCCATGTTTACAGTAATTCCATTTCTAACTCTTTCCACATGAATATTAATAAATAGATTTTTCGCTATTCCAACTGCATCAATCTGTTGATGGATTTCGTTCAACTGGTCATTGATTGCTTCTTTTGCAGTATCGTGTTTCCTTCCACCTGCTTCTATACGCAAATCATGTAATTCGGACAAGTCTGCTGACTGCTTGCCTTTCCAGTCAAGGGCAGTAATTGCACAATCGCTTATGCTAAAACCAAAAGTTCCCTGACCATCAGCAACGCTTATTACTGATATTGTAATATATGTAGGCTCCGTTATAGCGAATACGAATTCTACATTTCTCATGTTTCTTTTCGATTCTGTTTGCGGAAACACAAAATATTCTCTTTTAAGTGTCACGTAGCCTTTGTCTGGCGAAGTAGAACTGTTGAGCATAATTTTCATTGGTATTTCTGGCAGTCCACTATCTTTACTTACCTTAACACAAAATTTCATGTGATATAAGCCCGGCTTTAATATCTTTGCAACATCTCCCTTTGGGGTGCCCAAAGCAACAATAAAAAAATTAAAATCTTGAAAAGTTACATCAGTAAACACTTTTTTGCATGTAACTTCTTCTGACAAATAGTCCATCGCTATCTTTGCCCCATTCTCCGATGTTGTCGCTATAACTTTCCCGATTTCCTGTGTTTGCGCAGTGCCGGTTGCAATTAGATTATCAATCCGCTTTCGTTCTTTTGATAGATTTGCAGATACCTCTCCGATTTCCTTGACTGTTGCCGCTACACTTTCCGGATGCCCAGTCGCATCTTTGTAGCACTGTTCTATCGCATCATGTATACTGTTACGGACTTCTTCCCCATAGATAGCTTCTTTTATCTTTTTCAATAAATCATTTATCAACGTCATCCTCCTTTCTTTCCCACATGTAATAAATGGGAATGGTTTCACTTTTACTTAATAGTTCCCATTTGCCACCAAAGAGTTCTGTTGGGTTTATATCGTTTACGCTCATATAGATGCTACCGATGGGGTAGATTGTGTCAAAGGTAATTCCCTGTGCTACCTTCATTGCCTCCACCGATTTGTCATAGGCTTCCTTTGAGGTTCCTTTAATCCCCTCCATGCTGCTTGCCACTGTCCGAATGTCACTTTTAAGGTTTGCATTGGAAGCCATCTTTTCTGATAACACTGATAAAGTTTTACCTAATGTGATTTTCGTATTTGCCGGATTTTCAAGATCTATCTCGTATTTACTGACAAGATAATAAGTTGATACATCACCAAGTGTACTAAGTAATCCATGATACTGCGATACGCAAGGAATGAAATCTCCCAGCCCGATAGAATCAATATCAACATCTACCATATGCAAATCTACCGCCGTCAGCTCGATAGTTATCGCAAGATTGATACTCTTTTTAAGATATTCCTGTGCTTTTTCTAAAAGGGTATTCGGGTCGGTAATATCCGAAAAATCTACTTTACTATATATCCAACCGTAAAGATTTACCGCCTCCTGGTTAAAAACATAATCCTTTCCATCGTGCCCGCTTGCCGTCTTTATAGTTACATTGTTTGCTCCAATTGGAATAATTGCCGTTTTAATGTCTTCTGCTTTTACATACTTCTGAAAATCAAGAAGATTTTCTCCGAATCGGATTACCTGCGTACTGACTTTTCCGTATTGCTTCACATAGTCAAGGTAACGAACATTATTTTCATAGCGCACCCTAAGATAACCTTCGTATTTTTCAAGGAAATTCGTATTAATAAAATCCCAGGTAGTTTCATAGTTTGTCGCCAAAGTTTTGATTTCTACTGAATCAATATCAACAATTCCTATTTCAAACTGCTTTTCTTTTTCTACCTGAGAGTTATGCTCTTCTATCAAACGCTTGAAGATTGCAATATTAGTATCCGCTTTATGGATTTCTCCTGACTGGCTTCCGTAAGTATGCGGCCGCTGAATCGTGTCGAGCAAATAAGATAACTCACCTTCACATGTAATCTGACCAGTATATTCAAAGTCTCGCTGATCAGTAATGGAACGGCCACAATATAGTAATCTTGAAGCCTCCCCACTATCTGATACGTCAACGTCATATACTTTTAATCGAGATTTTAATTTCTTTATATCGTTTGCATGAGGATGAGATGGAAGCATTCCAAACTCAAAACTTCCTGTCTTATTAAGTTCTAATGAAATTTTTGGAGCTATAAGTTGATATTCTTCATCCCGCACATCATGCAACGTTTTATCATCACAATAAATACGATACATTACAATACTCCTCCTCTATAATCAACCGAAATGGTTGCCGTTCCGGAAAAAGTAAGAATATTCTTTCCTTCTTTGATACAGATACCAAAAACTTTGTTTTTGCCAGGTGAAAGATCATAAGTTACTCCTTCGTAAGATACCTGTATAGCTGCATCACAGGAGATTACCGGCACGATTCTTTTTCTCCTGCCAGGTATAACAAGTTTGTATGTACCATCTACGGAAATATCTTTATAATTTCGGATGATTCCTGTTCTAAAATTAAAAGTATCCCACTCCCAGTTTTCAAGACTAGAAAACTTTTCATATTTATATGGAGCAACACTTCCAGACAAAATAAGAGTTCCTTCTACCCTGTCTGATTTTTCGACTTCAACATTTAGCCTTCCAATATAATAAAAATCCGGGTCATTATCTAGGATTATCTTATATTTTCTTCCGGCCAAGTAATTTGCTATCTCTGAAATTCTAATACTCCAATCGTAATAGTCCTGTTCAGGGGTTTCAAATTCAAGAGTAAGGGTTCTGATTTTGTATTTCACATCCCCTCCAGTAAGAGATTCCGTAAAATCCAACACTCCGTCCATTCCCGGAATATCCTGCTCATACGTTTTTGCCTCTGGAAAACCAAGAGTAATTTTTGTCCAACCAAGTCCCCAGTCCTTAAGGGTATGCTTGTTTCCAATCTGCACACCTAATCTTCCTCTGTACATTTTAAACGCCCCCTCTTGCTTTTCTAGCTGCCATATTTCCTAAGTACGCATCAATATAAGGCACAGAAGTTCTTGCTATTTCTCGTCCGTCGAGATTAGTCACAAGCTCAATCTTTTCTGGTCCATTGTAAATTGTCTGACCTGCATCTCCTGCCAGTGCCGCTGTAAGCTGAGGCTGAATACTTGCAGATACTTTTGATACCTGTCTCGATAAAGCCGCTTGTGTTCGACCTGCAATATCCGGAAGAGATACTTTTAAGTTTGCCTTTGCAAAACGCTCTGCAAGGGTCTCTGATACATTTTCAACCTGACGGTAAAGTCGCGGAGCTTCTGCTTCATGTCCCTTTTCGGCTCCTTGTATGTTATAAACACCAATCCGCTTAAATACCCTTGATGGAGATTTTATTTTCAGCTCCTTTTTGGCAGTATTTATAAGATTGTTACAGATCTTCTTCATTGCTTTAGAAAGGTTTCTCGACTCACTGTCCATTCCTGCAGTAAGTCCTTTTGCAATGTTTGCTCCAATCTGGTTCATCTCCGTATACAGATTATCTGTTGCCTTTTTCAGTTCAGACTCATATTCCTTTTGAATCTTTGCAAAGTCATCGGTAAAAAAGTTTTTTGAAAAAGTTTCTGAAGAAGAATAAATAGCATTCCAATCGTTCAAATACGCTTTCTGCTCTGTTGCTGTCATTCCCCTGAACCAGTCCATATAAGCTGTTGCTTCATCCATATTCATCCCAAGAATCTTATTCATCATTGACTCTGGGATTCTGCCTTCAAGGGCTTTTAAATTTTCCTGATATCTCTTAATATCTGCAATATTCTGTTTCAGATCATAAACATTCCCCCAGGACTGCTGTTTTTCTGTGAGAGTGTCCATCCTATTCTTGATATCGTTATACTTTGTCTGATAGGTTTCTGATAATTCCTGTATCTTCTTTTCTGCAATCTTAGTAATACGGGAAGCTTCCTTTTCAAAGGCATCATTATATGCTGCAGCCGCCTTTTCGCCAGACGTTTTAAGCTGTGATTCCTGTTTCTTATCTGCAGCTTTCATCTGCTTGAGCCTTTTCTTTAAGGCGGCTTTTCTCTTCTTGTTTGCCTTTTTGCTTCCTAGCTTATCAATTTTACTTTGAAGTGCCTCTTCTTTCTTCTGATTGGCATTAGATAGACTTTCTTGCTGTTGATCAATAATTTCCTGTATTGTTTCAGAGGAACGAGACTTTGATGTACTCAGCGATGTAGATAATCCAGACAGCAGATTGCTTCCTATTTCAGAATAATTTCCATTTTTAGAAGCATTTTGTGCCGCACTAAGTGCTTCGTTCACAACACTTTCCATTTCTCCGACAAGCTCGCTTTTAGATTCTCTTACACCTTTTGCAATGCCTTTCGGGATATTCTTTCCGATAATGTTCTTGAACTTCCGAGAAGGAGAATGAATATCAAGTTCATCTGCAGAAGCTGTTAGAGCTGAGGCACACATTGCTCTTGATGCATTAACTACAGAATCGGTATTATCCTTGATGCCAGCTGCCATGCCGAGAGGTAGGTATTTACCGACCTCATTTTTCATCACCCTGGATGGTGATTTAATTTCTCCTGCCTTTTGTGCCGCCTTTACCGCTGCTCTTACCGCACTTCTAGCCGCTGCTGTTACAAATGGAGTACCAGAATGAATACCAGATGCGATGCCTGCGGCCATGTTTCTTCCGGCCGACACAAATCCGGCTTTTCCGGAACTTGCACCTGTCTTTGCAGAAGTAGATAGCGTTTTTCCTGCTTTTTGAGCCGCTCCTTTTTGGGATGCTACGCCAGAAATATATGACTTAGCATTTTTACTACCAGCAGATTTCCACTGCGAAGTTGTAGAAGCCGCACTGGTTGCTCCGCCTTTTCCAATCTCTTTTCCTGTCTTCTTTACAGTATTCTTTGCTTTTTCGCCTTCTGTTTTATATGCGCCATAGGTCTGTTTAGCCGCTGCTGTATTGTTAGTACCTTTTAACTTACTATTTTTCTTAATCTCTTTGTTGCTTTTATCCGTATCTTTTGCAGTACTCTTTGCTTTCTGACTCACTGTATTAAGCGATGAAGTATAAGCTGAGGTATTTATCCCTTTAATCTTGCCATTTCCAATATCTTCAACATTCTTCTTAATCTTAGCCATTTTTTCTTCAGAACCGCTAAGCAGTTGATTTATTGCCTCATCAACACTGATTTTGCCTTGCATGATGCTTTGAGCTAGTTCTTCCGGAATTTCTTTTCCAGAAATGCCAGCTTTTTCTGCTGCACTGCTAAAATCCAGAAGCGTGTTCATCTGATTAATCGCTGATTGGAAGTTTATCGAGCCATCTGAAATACCCTGCAATAAATACTGAGGAATTTCCACTCCGGCTTCCTGTGCCTGTTGAATTAATCCGTCAAGATTAATAAGCCTTTTTAAGTCTTCCCCCGTAGTTGGAGCTTTATAGTTTCCGGCTTTAATGTTTTCTAATACTGTCTCTGGAATTTTCTTTGCTTTTATTCCGGCATCTTTCGCAAGTTTGTCTAAATTAGAAAGAAAATCACTATAATTTGTCTGAGTTGTAAATTTATCAGAATATGTTGTGAGTTCTTTGTTGGCTGCATTAAGATTCTTTTCTGATTTATCAAGAGCTTTCTCTGTTGTTTGCAGGCTCTTCTCATATTTCATTAAATCTTCTGCGGCTTTAGCTAACTCTTTATTTCCACTTCCAAGTCCCTTTTCTTTTTCAAGCTTATCAAATTTTTCTTGCGCTGCATTCTTCTTTTCAAGTGCTTCCGTATACTTCTCTGTCGCATTCTGATTAGCTACCTCAGCCTCTGCAACTTTTTCTGCTGCACTTTCCATTCCTGACTGATATGCCTTTGCCATTGCCTGCTCTTTTAAAGCTTGAATGTTTCTTTTGATTGCCGCAGTGGATTGATTCAGCTTATCTTTCTGCTCGTCATATTGTAAATTCAAATCCGGTAAGATATCATTTAACTGCTGTACTGTACTTTTTATCTGCTGTTTTGTTCCAGCATCCTTTTCCTGTACACCAATCAGACTCTTCAATTTAGAGAGAAGATTATCTGCCTGAACTCCTTGGGTCTTTACATCATTGACATTTTTCGCATTATCTTTATGCATGGAACGAATAGAACTTGCTACTTCATCCTGTTCCTTTTTCAATTTCTTGCAAGACTGTGCAAACTTATCTGCTTCAGTTGTACTTTTTTTCTGTGTTAAAGTATAAGCAACCATTCCGGCCGTTAATGCTCCACCGGCAACAACTGCTAATGCAATAGGATTCGCCAATACACCAATCGCTCCAGAAAGAAGCCCTGTTGCTGTAGTGGCTGCCAATGCTTCTCCTGTGAACAACTTCACAACTGTTCCAAGAATCGTCATTCCCGTGCTTGCGCCAGCCATAGCAACTTGCGTCTCCGCAAAAGCAGTAGAAATCGTCTTTACGACCGTATACCCCTTAACAACCGTCAACAAGCTAGCTGCTACTGGAAGTACAGTCTGAATATTTTCACCGGCAAACTGCGCTGCTCCTCCAAGAACTTTTAAACCACCAGCACCAACAGCCTTTGCAGTAGTACCTAAGTTTTTCACAGTCGTAATCGTTTCTTCTGGGATAATCGCTTCAATGCCGTTGTCTTTTATCGTGGTCGATAAACTCCGGATTTCTGTCGCGGCAGCTCTAACAGCTTTCTTAGCAGGATTCTTGATATTATCATACAATTCAATTCCTGCCGACTCTGCAGCAGAGCCTAATTCATATAATGCCCCCTGTAGGTTATCATTCATGATATCGGCCTGATCCTGTGCCGCTCCAGATGCATTATCAATCGCTTTTGATAAATTATCAAAATCTGACTCGCTTGCATTTATGATTGCAAGCAATCCAGACATTGCTTCCTGGCCGCCAAGTGCAGAAGCGGCGGCGGCTTTCTCATCTTCCGGAAGTCCTTGTAGCGAATCCCTCATGTTTTCCATCACTTCCATAAGGGACTTCATGGAACCATCGGAGTTTTTAATGGAAATTCCGTACTTTTCCATAGCTTTCGCCGCATCGGATGGAGGGCTTGCAAGGCGTGTAAGTATACTTCTTAAAGATGTACCTGACTGGCTTCCCTTGATTCCTGCATTTGCCATTAATCCGATTGCCTGAGATAAATCTTCTATGTTGTATCCAAGTGTTCCAGCAAGTGGTGCCGCATATTTAAATGTTTCACCCATCATTGCCACATTTGTGTTAGAACTGCTTGCCGCTGTTGCTAATACATCCGCAAAGTGAGCACTATCACTTGCCTTTAATCCCATAGCTGTGAGGGCATCTGTCACAATATCAGAAACCGTTCCGAGATCTTCACCGCTCGCTGCTGCAAGATTCATGACACCAGGAAGACCATCTATCATCTGCTGTGAATTCCAGCCAGCCATGGCCATATACTTAAGTCCTTCTGAAGCTTGCGTAGCAGAGAACTTTGTTGTAGCCCCCATTTCTTTCGCCTTGTTCGTTAATGCTTCTAAATCTTTTCTGGAAGCACCAGAGATTGCCTGCACTTCTCCCATCCCAGCTTCAAAAGACTTCCCCGCATTAATAGCAGCTGTGCCGGCGGCAACTGCTCCAGCACCAGTAGCAGCCGTAATCGTACTTACAATACTTTTTATCTTGCTGCCGGCACCCGTCCAATACTGTGTAGCCTTTTCAGAAGATTCTTTATAAGGCTTGCTTGGATCCGACTCTGGTTTACTGGATTCTCTGGTCTTTTCCCGTTCCTTATACTGTTTTTTCTCTTCTTCTGTTACTCTTTTACTTGATTTCTTTACTTCTTCTTCTGCCTTTTTTGCAGAATCAATCACCTGTTTACTCGCAGAACTGGCTGTATTTTTTACTTCCTGTCCTGCCTGTTTCGCAGAGCTTTCTGTCTGCTTGGAAGCCTGTTTCGCAGAAGTTTCTATCTGTTTTACTGACCGCTTAACAGAACTTTCCGCTTTTTTTGCAGCTTGTGCAGTGTCTTTTTCAAGGCTTTTGCTTAAACTATCAAGCTCCTTTTCTGCTTTTTCAGAATTAAGCTCAACTTCAATCTCAATATGTCCATCCGCAGACATAACTAAACCTCCTATAAAATTCGTCTGCGTCTGTCATCCATGTTCACACTGCACGTTCCTTAGGGCTGCAGCTCCATCCCTTATAAAATTCCTGTCAGATCACCATCACCAAGAAGTGCCTGCGTGATCTTGTCCTGTCTTTCTCTTTCTTCCTCTGAAATTTCTTCCGGAAGTTGGTACAACCGCTTCATCCGGTTGTAAAATGCTTTCTGTTCTTTCTCCATTCCTTTCGTATCGATTACGCGATACGTTATAATCTTGCTTATCATGCAGTCCTCAGAAAGAGCAGAAAAAAGAGCAGAGAACTTCCACCAGTGAAGTTCCTGCTCTGCTAAATCAATATGATATTGTTCAAAGAAAGCTGCATAAATATAATCTGCATCATAGTTATAATCATAAATCTTTTTTCCGCTGCCCGACTTTTTCGACTTCTTTTTATCAATGTTTTCTTTTCCACATTCATAGAACCACAGCATCGCATTGATTGCTCCGTTGATGTCATTCGGAATCTCTGGATAGTAAAGTTCTAAGCCATCTTTATACTTTGCAAGTAGTTCGGCTGTCTCTCTGTCCATTTCCTTATCCAACAAACAAAGCTCGTTTGCAAATTCTTTCTGTTTCTCTGTAAGTTCTTTTTTCTGCATCAATATTTCAAATTGAATCGAAGTTCGGAAATCAGAGTTTATCTTATATAATTTTCCATCTACCTCAACTTGCTCTGGCGGCTTGTCCATTAAGATATTCATAATTATGCAAAAAGACCTTTACTTGCGGCTTCTCCATATTCTTTAACCTGTGCGTTGTTTAAACGTGTCAGCTTCTGCGTTGCCGCTACACGTTCTCCCAGGTCATATCCTTTAAACATCTTCTCGGCGGCTCCTTCTCCTAATATAGTATCAAGAAAAGCATCAATAATTTTGCATTCTGCAATAATATCATCCGCACTAAGAAGATTCCCTACTCCTACAACATCTTTTTCATAGTCTTCAAGTGCTTTTGCTGTTTTTGTTGCTTCGGGAATAAATTTTCTTGTTGTCTCTGCTTCCAATGCCGAGAAATAAAACTTCTCTCCATTCCACTGAAATGTCTTATTCATGCTGCCTTCTCCTTTCCTATGCTTTTGGTGTGAAAGTCTTTGTTTCCGTATTAAATGTACCTTCTACTGGGTCACCTTTATCGTGAAGTGTACCTTCTACCTGCAGTTCTCCGTCATTATCTGCAAAAGAGGAAATTTCCACTGCAGTATTAAAACACCTTGCCTCAAAAGTATTTTCTTTTGATTCTACTGGTTTATCTAAATCAACACGCACTAAAGAACGTTCCGCATCTCTTCCCGTCTTTCTTAACTTTCCAATAGATACAAAATCCTCAATTACCTTTTCTGAAAGAATCTGGTCCGCTGTAAACGGATGCGTTCCTTCATAAGATGTAATAGAGGAAGTAGAGGATTTATCATTGATATACTTCTTTGAAGAAGTCTGTGCCCCCGGCTCTTCATCTAATTTTTCAAAACCTGTGCCGGCTAACTCATAAGTTTCTCCAACTTCGATATATGCCGCTTCCTGGTATCTCTGTTTTACTTCTTTACTTGTATTCGCCATTATCTTCTAGCCTCCTGTTTATAAATAATCCTGCACTGTATCTGATACTTTGCCTTGTCAAGTTCCGTATCAAACACATAACCGCATGTGATTGCTTCAATTTTTTTTATTGTCTTGCCGGCATCCAATTCCGGAAAATCTCCTGCCTCAGATACCTCTTCTAACCAGTCTGAAAAATGTTCATAGAATCCGATATTATCAAGATTCTGACGCACTTCTTCTGTGTACAGCTCCCGACTGGAAAAATTAAAAAGACACTGCCGCGTTGTATTCCCGGCAATGTCTCTCTTGGTAACCTGCTGTCCTGGAACAGAATCAATCGAATAGCTCGTGCTATCCTTTCCAAGTCTGTCTACGGAAAGGCTCTTATAATATTCATCAAGATACGGACATTTCTTTACAATCTCCCGTACCGCTTCCATTACCATCATTTTGCTTTTCCTCCAATATAATCAGCCACGCTCTGGGTAATCTCCTGCCCTCTGTCTGCCCACATTCGCTTATCCCATTCCTTTCCTCTTAAACCTTTCCCTTTGTTCTCATGGTATTGTCTTCTGGCATAAGGCATAACATATTCAATAGAATCTTCGTGTTCTACAGCTGTGCGCATCAAATCTCCATGAAGAAATGGAACATAAGGATTTGTTATACGTCTTACTTCCGCTACCATAAACCTCTGTGCCTGCCCACCTTTTCCAAGCTTTCTTTTTGCCAATATTACATTCGCGGAGTCTAAATGCACTTTTACTCTCATTCTGCTGTCACCTTCCAATGTTGCATCGTAGGACTTCCGTTATCGTTAGTTTCTATAACAGCAATTACCCTTACGCTGCCATACTTATCTTTAAGGTGTTCCACATCTTTCTGCTTTGTAAGTTCGTCTGTGACAACCCCTTTAACAATAATATCCTCTGGAGCAAGTGTGAAGAATTTATCCTTTTCCTGCTCTGAATTAAAATTAACCGGAGAACAATATTTTTTCTCTGTATCAACCAGAAACGGAATATACACCTCTGCTACATCGGCACTTACTACTCCAGTATCAGATGGCAGGACCTTTGTTACATCCTGCCAGTTTACTCCTTCAAGTACTGTCCGGTAATATTTATTGCTTCCTTCGTCTCTGTCATAGACTTTATTATAAATCGTCACAGAAGCGTTAGTGATCATCATAAACACCCCCTATATAACAATCCGGTTGTGGCAAGGTAAGGATATGATGCAGCATATTGTTTTTTACGAAGAACTTTTTCTTTAATCTGACCGTCTGCCTGTTCTGTTACATAAGAAACTGACAACTTTCCAACCGTTTCAGACTTCTTTTCCCCTTCCGTAGAGCTTTCAGCTTTATAAATAACTTCCGCAACTGCACAGGCTGCAGCTTTCACTTCCTCTGGAATATTGTTTTCATCCACTCTTGAAAAAGTAATTGCCTTAATATATGTGCTTGCCCTTGTGATCACACGCTGGAACTGCTCGTTTGGGATAATATTACCGCCGTACTCTGTCATGTAAAATGCAAAATCTGCATATCTTACCATGAAATCACCGCCTATCCTCTCGAAATGATTCTTGCAATCGGGATTGCCTTATGTTTGATTGTCTTTTTTGTAGAACCAGCTTTACCATTGTTTACAAGTTCCCAGTTTGCTCCGTTCGCAAGTTCATCGTCCGTAGGAGATTTTGCTGCCATAGATTTTCTTGTGAAGGAGATTCCATAAGGTGCAAATACTTTTCTCTGTCTCATGTAAAGGGTATCTTCGCCGCCGTGTTTCTTTGGGTCACGATACATTTCATATGGTACTTTTGCCCCAATATCCTCATAGTCAAAAGCTCCATCGCCAAGGACAAAAGTTGTGTATTTCGTGTATGCTGCAGCATAATCACTCTGTCCTTTTACTCCGCTTTCCGGAACATATTCTGTTGGCATAGAATCATCAATCAGAACTAAGCGGCCATTCCAAGTTGCAAGAGTTAATTCTCTCTCAACTCCGTTTGCATCTGTCTGTGTCATGTATTTTAACAGCTTCAGATTTTCAAGATTGGTTGCCACCGTACTATGCATGATAGCCATCGTGAATTTAGACTTATTGTCTCCGGCCGCTTTCTGAATCGCAGTATTTAATGTATCTGCCTGCACAACATTTTTGATATTACCATCCTTATCCGTTGCGGTTACTCCTGTAATATCTGTAGTATGTTCATCAACAAATACTTTGTCATCTTTTCCTGTCATTGCAAAGATTCCTGTTAAAATCTTTGTCAGGGTCAACTGGTCAAGGTCTGCTTTATAATCGCTTACCTGTGCCGCTACATTATCCATGAAACTGACACCGCCTGTTACATCCTCGGAGAAGTCACGCTCTGTCCAACCTTTCATACGGCCAATAACGACAACCCCTCTTTCAAATGTCTCTGTTCCTTCGGATTCAAGGTCTGTTTCACCATCATAGTTCTGTGCAGTACCACCAATAAGTCCATGCATTGGAAGAACTGCATAAACGGTTCCTGTCTGAGAATTAAAGGTACGCTTGATATCCTGATTGCCTTTTAAAGCTTTTGATTTAATCAATTCGTTTCTCTTTAAGTTTGGGATCCTCTCTGTATAGGCTCCAAAAGCCTGAGGATTAAAACTTTTTGAATCAAATTTCTCTCCTGCCATTTTCTACTCCTTTTTTAAATCTCTGCTCCCGGATTCTGTGCCATATAGTCACACAATTCGGTATATGTCATTTCGCTCGGTTTCTTTCCTCCGACACTGCCAGAACCACCGTTTGTCCCTTTTACAAACTCTGGTGCCGGCTCATCGCTTTCAAACAGATAATCATTATCTGCCTTAATCTGAGCAAGCTGCTCATCCAGTCCAACAATTTTTCCATCGTTGAATTTCAGTCCATCCATATCGAGAAGTGCTTTGACAGCTTTGGCATTCTTGGCTTTTGCTCCAGTTAATGCTGCGGATAATGCATAATCAAATTTCATCTGGGAAATCTGTTTATCCGCATCGGCCTTTGCCTTTTCTGCCGTCTCTTTCCAGTCATCCGCTGCTTTTTTAATTCCATCAATATCCATGTCTTTAAACTTCTGGATTTCGGTATTGGCATCGTTTACCTGTGTTTCAAGAGATTCTGCCTTTAACTTATAGCTGTCTCTTTCCTGGATAACTTTTTCTGCTTTTTTCTGTTCTACTGCAATGTCTTTCCCGTTCTCGGCCATAATCTTATCAATTACTTCCTGCGAAAGATTAAGGCTCTTTAAAAATTCTGTTTTCATGTCTCCTGCTCCTTTCGTATTAGGTTGTTTTAGGCGTGTAACCGACCGCCACGAACCGACTGTTTAAGGTCTCATCTGCTGACCAATATCCAGTTTAACCCTGCTGGTGGGAGATATTTGGATCACCTCCTATTCTTCTGTGTGACATGTATTTGTTAATTTTCCATACACATCTTCGTAAAGTTCCTGTTTGTCTCCGTTATAGGTATATTCGGCATAGATGCCGTCACCCGAAATTGTTGTTGATGCAAGACACTTGTAATTTTGTAATGTCTTACAAGACCAGACAATATATACATTACTGAGGCCAATCTCTACACACGCTTTGTTTTTGCGATACCATTCAACCAATTTTCTTTTGCACACTGATTCAAAGTGTGCCATTCCTGTGATGATCATGTCTTTCTCCTTTCATTGTGCCGGCGCAATTTGCAAATACCCAATCTTCTGCAAGTATATCTGCCTGACTTGCGAGCCATCCCATCTGCACTCCTGATGTTCCGACAAATGAAATAGCCATGTTTCCGATAGCATCATGTTCACAGTTTACAATTTCTCCATCTGCTGTCTTATAAGAAATACCAGTAGCAAGCTGAATGTACTGCTTCTTACCATTCCAACCTTTACGTGCCACCTTAAGTCCTCTTTTCAGATAACGGATAGCATCTCCAAATCCAAATGTTGACTGACCGCCGAGAACACCACAATTCTCTTCATCAGCAATCGTCCAATCGTCTCTCTGTGTGTGCATGAAAGTATATTCTACTCTCTGTGTTTCACGGATATCAAGGACTTCTCCCTGCCCTGCATCAGAATCTTTAGGTCTACAATGAATCATAATCGTCTGTTTTTTGTCATCCCAACACCAGTAACCGTTCCATCCCGGAAGTTTTACCTTTGCTCCATGTTTCATTGCTTCAAATGCTTCTTTAAATGTCATTTTCATGTTCTTTTACCTTCCTTTTCTTAAAAATTATAAATAACCTTGCAGCCGTTGACGTTTCCGTTTGCCAACTGATACTCAATCACTGCAGGATATCCGTTTTCTTCTAACCATTCTCTCACTTTTGCAAATACGCTTTCCTTATACTGCACGGTAATTCCATCGTGTCCATTTCGGCTATATGCTGTTCTAACAATTTCATCTGTAAACAAATCAAGTTTCTGAATGATCGCCGCTACCGCTTTATCGTGCGGCTTTCCGTTCATCGACATGATTCCAAGTTCTTTTGCGATAGAGGTACAATCCCAAAGTTTGTTATCTTCTGTTATTATCGGAGAACGAACCGGATAACCGTTATCTGTGTAAATCCTTACAATTTCCGCTGCAATGAACTTATCATCCACACCAGCTTTACCTAACAGACCACTGATATTTTTTGCCATCTGATTAACAGAAGAGAGCTTTTCTTTCCCGCCATTCTTTTTCTTTGGAGCTTCATAAGAACCTGTTTTGCGAATCTGTGGGAGAACCTCATCCGTTACCCAATCGCTAAATTTTTCTGCTTCTGGCTTACGACTCTTGAAAACAAGTTTATAAACACCTGATTCAGTAAGAAATTTTTCACCTGCATTATTCAATTTTCGGATGTCCTTATCTCGGACATCTGAGTTTTTAACTATAATTGCCTGCCTCTGATTCATTTGAGCAAGATAATTTCTCACTGCGCTCTCTGAAAGATCTAAACATTTTCCAACGTGCTTTGAATTAAATAACACCCGTCCATTCAGTTCAAACACCTCCACATCATGTCCTTCAAAAATCATTAAGTTATTCATTGCAATTCTCCTTTCTGAATCACTAAAATAAGACGCAGCCTTTCACTACGTCTCGTGGTTCGTTTGGGGAGGTCAGGAGCATACCCTGACAGGAGTTCTCCCCATGTTAAAAATGAGTATAAAAATAGCACGTCCAATATATCGAGCGTGCTAAAATTCAAATTTATTATTTTTCTTTCTTTTGTTGTCTTTCTACCTTATCTTTAATTAACTGATACCATCCATTATTTTCATTATCAAAATGTGGACAATTATAATCTTTTGCATTCAAATACTTCTTTGGTATTTTTCCATATGCTTCACATAAGGTTTGGCGATGATTACTATCAAAGCCGGCCTTCTTGCAAGCATCACAAAGAGGTATCGGACTTATGACCTGTGCCATGCCCGGAAAATCTTCAAAACTCGGCCCCACTTCACCCTCACAACGATTTCCATCTTCATCGTAATAATAACATTTTTCTGTCATAAGATTGCCTCCGCTTTCATATAATACCTTCCGTTTTCTTTTTTGATATCTTTGATTATATACCGAAAGTTCCTCTTAAACAATACTTCTTGCTGATATTTATATTTGGGGCTTGCCAGCCTTTCTATATATAGGCAACCTCTATATCCTTTTGGCACTTCTATTTCAAGATGTACATTTCTTCCTCCATATTGAATATCTCTAAATGAAGTTGACGTATAACCAATATTAGTTAACTTTTTTCCTACCAATCTCTCCATATCATGTTCAGAATACTCAAACCCTTTCGGAAATGCATTCAAGAACTCTGGTATCGTATCTCGATGAACGACCATCTTATGCTCAGCAACTCCCTTATCCAATGCAGAATCCAATATGTTCATATACTCCCGCTCTTTTTCAATCATTTGCGGCTTGCCGGAATACAGTGCCCGGTTTACCCGGTGAGCGGCAAAGCCTGTATATCTTTGCACTGCCAATCTTTCCTCATCTGACAACTTATCAAGCTGCTTCGCCATCTGCATCTTAGATGTATGTCTTTTACTTGCCCATACCGCTTTCTGTGCAACGCTTTTATTAAATCCAACGATATTTTCTTCTGAATCCAATACTGCATGAACTTGTGTCCTTGCAGACTCATACCTTCTTCCGGTTTGCCTGCAAAATTTTTTAAGAGATTTCTCCTGCTTTTTTAACTCTGCTGACTCACTTTCAAACCTATTTGTCAGCTCTGCTTTTAATGTATTACTATCTGTATTTTTTATTCCAGCATCATATCCTGTAAGTTTTCTTTTTGTTGCTCTTATCTTTCTTTCCTGTGAACGCTGCATCTGACTCAACTCATACTCTGTATATTTTTTACCATTGTACTCGTACTTTCTGGCACTATAATCGTCAAGCATTTCCTGTGAATAAGCTGGTGCAGATATTCCAGGAAAGAACGCATGAAAATTGTGCCGACAGTTCCAGCCGCAAAGCCCCGCACCAGTTCCATATCCGGTACTTTCATAAAATGGAGGATATCTGCTATCTTTTCCAGAAACACAAAAGACTTTTCCTTGCCACACTGCATGAGTTGGTCTTGCTCCTGAGTGGGCGGTTGTTTCTACATGATCACAGCCAGACTCTTTGACATATTGAAGATTCATTTCCGCTGCCGACTGATTTACCCCGGTTAGAACGGCTCTCCTTACTGCTACGTCTAACTTATCTACATGCCCGGATGGATATAAAACCTCGGTTCCCTGCACCGCCGCTTCCTTAATTGCATCCGCAATCGCTTTATCATAACTAAAAGCCCCGGTCTGTACTTTCATCATTGCTTTATTGCAAGCGGTTATGTAAGCACTTTGCGTTTTAACAGCCGTTGTTAAAGTAAGATTATTAATCTCTTCTTTTGTCTTTCTTGCATTTGCTGCAAGAATCTTCTGCATCGTTTCTGACTGATGAAGTTTTATCTCTTTTTCACCTGCAGCTTTATAAATAACTGCTTCATTCTTGAGGTTTCTTACTCCCGCTTCCTCAAAAACTCTTTCCACTTCTGTATTCATATATCCAGAAACCTGCGAAACACGCTTTAGAACATCCTTATAAAGGAGCCCCGCTCCCTGCAAAATTTCTGCTTGTCGTCTTGAAGTTTCCGTTATTTCTCCGGTTTTTACAAGACGTTTTGCCATATCTGCTATAATCGCTGTGCTTAACGCATCAACCAGGGCAAGTAGCTGATCTGAAAATTTTTCAAGGTATTCCGGCTCTAGCATAAAACACCACCTATTCTTCTGCTATCTGAAAACGTTCATCCTGCTGCGGCATCATTTTCAAAGCTTCCTCTTCTGACACACCATACTTGGCTGCAACGTATAATTCTTTTCGGATAAAGCCGGCAACCGCATCCTGCTGCATACTGGCAAGTTCCTGTTCTTTATCAATTACGATAGAATCATCCCAGTCAAAGCTCATCTCGTATTTCTTTCTGCCAGAAAGTCCAGAAAGTTGAGCCATGACATCCATAGCATATACTAACTGTTCTAATGCAGTCTGTAATGACTTCTGGATATCGGATACCGTACTATAGGAACGCTGTTTACTTGCTTTAATCTCTTCCGCAGTCTTATCAACGGTATTTGGGTCACTTAATGTCCCGTAAGCAAGCCCTACATTAAACTCTATCCTGCGAAGAATCGCATTAAATCCATTAATAAGGTTCTCATCGCGAATAGCCGGTGCAAACACTTTATATTTCTCGGCATTATCATCAAGGTCCATCATGCGAAACAGTCTGTCCTTGCCCTTTGGAAACTCATAATTTCCCTTATCATCCTTTTTAAACAAGGTAATGTCTGCATCAATCGCAAGCTCCGAACCCTCAAACTCCCAAAGGAGTCTTGTCCACTGATTGTCCGCCTCTTTAATGTCATTGATAGCTCTGGAATATACAGAAACACCAAGAGGTGATGTATCATCCACATTGTTCGCATTAGGAATCTTGAAATAGGCAAACAGTGGCATCTTTATATTCTTAAGCGTAACTTCTTCCTGCAGATTAGCCCATTCCGGTACAGCAGTAAGAGGAACTTCTTTCCCCAAAACCTCAACATTATCAAGATCCTGTTTCACAAAAGCTTTGTTGTTTATGTAATACATTGTGCCTTCGTGTTGATGATATTCCAGTCTGGTATATACCTTTTTCCCTACCGTTAAGCTCTCAGCGAATACCGCTGCCGTAACTCCTCTAGAATTAAACTTCGTAGGGAAGAACCTGTCTGCCTGAACCATATCTACCTCTATATGCCCTTCTGATGCATAAGGTTTCATTGCTAACCCGCCCTTAGCACAGGCATATTCTGTGTATTTACGGATATCGCTGATAACTGCCTGATACTCTTCGTTAATGAAGTCATTTCCTGTAACTTCTGTTTTCAGTTCCAGCGTAACAAGTCTTGCGAACTCTCCGGCAATAGCAGCAGGCAATCCACAAAGCTTTATATTCTTTTCCTTCCAGGGCGGCTCATTTTTATACATCTTAGCCCAGAGATCAATCCCGTTCGCCATTTTGTCAGATACCGCTACCTCAACCCCGATGGCATCTTTTATTTTTTCTCTTCCGAGCATCTTTCTAATCACCTGCCCTATTCTTTCGATAAATTCTTTTATCATCTATCTCAACTCCATTTTCGTTCCCGTCTTATGATGGTATAAGCAAAATATCGTGCAGCATCCATGCAGTGATCGAACTGCTTTACCGGCTTATCATCTCCACGTTCCACTGCCTTTTCATCCCAGATATAGGAACCAAATTCTTTAATCGTTTCCTTACAATCTTTAAGAAACAATAAAACTCCCAGATTAAGAAGATTTCCAACAAAACGTATCCCATCGAGAACATCGTTCTTTGCTTTCTTAACCTTGAAGCCCCTTTTTTTAAGCTCTGCAATAAAGGAAGCTGCGGCTGGATCTACAATGATTGATTCTATTTCAATCCCACTGACGAACTCTTCCATATCATCCGCATACTCACCATCTGTTTTCTGTTCCGCTTCATCTCTTCCAGAATAGTAATATTCTTTTGTAGCAACCCACTGCCCTTTACGGTTCTTCTCCCAGAGTAAGAAAACAGTTGCATTCTGGGTACCATAATCAACACTTACATACTTCCTACCGACATAGCTCTGCGGCTCTGATATGACGTGCTTTTCTTCATTGAACATATCATAGATAATACCTTCCGCTACAGCCCAAAGGCCTAAGATATACCGTTTATAAAACACACCGGTATACATGGAGCGGTATCTCTTCTTAATCCGCTCCGATAGGCTGAGGTTATCATCCATCGTGAAATGAAGATATACTATCTTCTTTTTTTCTGCTTTATCAATCCAATCAGTTTTAAACCAATGATACGGACCATCCGGATTGCAGTTAAACCAGTACTTTGAACCGTCTACGGAACATCGTCCTGTTGCCTGGTTGACAAAACTTTCCGGCATCAGGGCAACTTCATCAAAAAAGACCCCGGCCAGGGTAATACCCTGGATGAGGTCTTGTGAGCGTTCATCCTTGCCACCAAAAATATAAAAATAATTTTCCTTTCCATTTCTGCGAACAATTACGAGATTGTCCGCTCTATGGTCTTCTACATAGTAACCGCGGCTTTTAAGCATCAGTTTCAGCCAAAACAAAACATTTCGCCTGAAAGAACCGATTGTTTTTCCGCACATCGCAAAGTTTTGACCGTCAAACGATTCCATCGCCCACATAGCAAATGAGAGCGACATAGAGACTGTCTTGCCCGAACGTATTGCTCCATCTGCTATGATGCCGTCCATATCGTGAACTGGAGAGTTTGGCATCCACCAGGTAAGGATTTTCTTTTGTTTACGGGAAAATGGCCTGAATTTAAAAGCTGCTTTCTTTACTCTTCTTCCCATACTTCGGATACCTCGCCTTTAAGCGCCTCTAAGAAGCCATCATCTTCTGTTTCTTCTTCATCCACACCAGATATAATTGCCGTCTTCGCCCTGATCTGCTCAATCCTAGCCTTCTGTTCCTCTGTTGCTAATTCATAATTACTATGCAACAGTTCATCATATTGCTTTATCAAGGACCTTAATTCTCCCTGTGCCCTTGCCTGTGCTTTTAAAAATGTTGCCTGTTTATCCCATGCTTCCTGTACCTCCCACTTCTCGCCTATAAGCTTACCCTTTGATTTTTTCTCTTCGACTTTCTCGATTGTCTTATCCTCGTGGTCCTTTACATACATGATCTGCTGTGCTCTTACGATGGCTGCATAAGCAATCTGTATATTTTCCCAGAGAATATCAAGAGGATTTTTCTTCTCAATGTCCTGGATAATAGAAAAGGTCTCTTCCGGAAGATACTTCGAGAAGAAACCATGCTTTTCTGCGTTTTTATTTTGTTTTGGAGCGGCTCCGCCCTTGCCGCCTACGGCATTCTTATTACCTGGCTGACCGCCTTTCTTTGCTTTCGCAACGTTGCAATCCCATTTATATCTATTTTTCCAACTTCGGACTGTTCCTTCCGGAACTCCTAACTGACTTGCGATTTCAATTAGCTTCCGTCCTTTTAAGTATAATTCTTTTGCCTGCGTTATCCTCTCATCCGGCTTTCTCGGCATCACCACCACCTCTCATTCGTTTTTGTTTTGGAAATATCCCCTCCAGGAATCGAACCTGGGACATTTATGCTCTACCGCTGAGCTAAGGGGATGAAAAAAGCACCCCGCATTTCGCGAGGTGCAAAACCAATTTTTTGAAAGGAGAATTTATCCTGTCTTCTCAATTTTAAATTTTAACACACTTCATCGTAACATGTGTAACATTCGTAACAAACTTTCATTTTTCTTCAAAAAATCTTTTAAGTTCCATCTTTAACCCTCCGGAGGTACTTCCTTTCATCCGATCAGCTACTTCTTCCCACGTAAGTTTTTTCTCATATCGGAAGCGGATGATTCTCTGGATACGGATTGGTGCCTGATTAATGACTTCTAATGCCTGCAGTCTGACGCTGTTTGCTTTTTCTCTCCGCTTAGAAAGAATATCTTTTTCTTTCACTAAACGTTCATTACGTTTCTCATCATACGCAAGTCCTTCGATGTTAAAGGACTGTTGTGTATATGGATGCTCATTCATACTACCTTTTACCTTGTCAGAAGTGACTACAGACTGTTTCTGTTCAAGCTCTGCAATATCATCCTCCGTCTCTCTGACTAATTCGCAGGCATCTACATAATCATTGAGAACCTGTTTTATGTTCAAGATAACCACCTCCCGCTATCTATAAATCTTGCCTGTTTTCATGTCTCTGAGTTTAATCCGTCCAAATACTTCAAATTCATCTATTGCCGCTACTGCTTTCATAGCATTAATTGTTCTTGTTACCGAATCCGGCGGCTTGTCTGCTGCTTTGATTGCATCATGAGCTGTTTTGTCTTTGTAATGTTCGTGATTTCGTATATTCATCCTACTACCTCACTTATTAAGTATGTAAATACAAATCCTGTATAAATTAATGCCGCTATAATTACTATTGCTTCTGTTATACTCATCTGTATTCCTCCTGTTTAAAAATATGTGAGCGTATCCGCGGCGTTGTTTGCCATCAACTCGACTCGTTTTAAATATCTTAACTGATTCTGGATGTATGTATCAGAGTCTTTGCCTCCGGCTGCTCTCCAGTCAGCTATTCGCTTATCAACATCTTGCAGTACATTAATCGGAATCATATCAAGATTGATATCTTCAAGGCTAATCTGCTCCATCTTTTTACTCCTCTCATATATGCTCATGCAACTCCGGTGGTCCGAACGACTGAGGTTCCAGCTCTAACAGCTCATTATATCTCTCAACATGTTCATCCGGTGTAATCTCATCGTTCATAAGCTCCTGCTCCAACTTAGCATATTCGGCATCTATTCTCTCTTTAAACTCCTGACGGCTTATCTGCCCTTCGATAAGCATCCGCTCTAATACTCTGTATTCGTGACTCATAACTTCTTCCTCTTATTTACCCGCTTCGTATGCTCCGCTACTTTCTTGCAGCCAGCTTTCCATCTCTGATAGGCTTTACCTTGCTTACATGGCTGATTCATTCCCTCGCAACGGTCTCTTTCAGGACATTTCACGCATGGATTAATCATCTATTTGCTCCTTTCTTCTTATTCAGCTTCTCTGCATATTGTTTTAATAAAATATCACAATCTACAGAGCAACCTTCCTGACAAAATTTTTCTACTTCCTTGTCCGTTAATCCGTATTCCTCTTGCTTATTTTCGAATAATATTGGACATGATCCTGTCATAATACTAATCTCTCCTCGTCTTTCATAGAATCATCTAGTCTATACGGTTTTGGCAATGGCGCCCATGCAATTACCTTTTCGCAAGGGATTAGCCTCGTCCATTCAGAATCCCCATAATCATCTTCATGGTAAAACCAATTTTTCCGGTAATCATAGGTATCTCCATTGTATGAGCAAATCATATAAAAATCAGATTTGTCTGGTAATCTCTCACTACACGGAATCCAATCAATAACCGGTGTAACATCTACTTTCTTTTTTGACGCATTTTCCTCATATGGCCCTGGCAATGGCATCCATGCATTCACAAAATAACCTAAAGATGCATATGTTCTGCCCGTAAATGGAGCATAAAAAGCTCCTCCCTCATCATCTACTTTCCAAGTACCTACAAGTGGCTTCTGCCTCTCATTTGCAAATGATAAAAGCACACGCTGTCCATTATATGGTTGTCTTTCAACTGGTATCCACTTACTCATCTCTCTTTCTTCTCCTTTCTATTAATGCTGTGCGTATTGCCATTTGTTCAAGTGGCATTTCTTCACTTGCAAAGATTTCATATGCTGTTTCAAGATCAGCTTCCGTAATCTCTGCTGAATGAATAAATTGTGCAAAATCGGGGAACGATGTTCTTTCAATAATCCTCCGGACATTATCTGTATAGGCTTCCAGTGGAATATTCGTACTCTTGTCAATCAACATTTACTATTTATCCTCCCTACGTTCCCAATGATCATCTTTCACCATGTACTCTGCTTTGAGGACGCGACTCATCTTTTTCTTTAGCAATTCAACATAATCACTATATCCCGCAAACCCATCATCTATGGCTTCATATATCTGTTCAAATCTATCCATGGCCTGATTGAGTCTTTTCTTCCCGAAATCAAATTCATCATGCAATACAGACAACCAGATAAGAATATGTGCTTCATTAAGGAATCCCCTCATAGGCTCAGATGCTATCTCTAACTCCTTCATAGTCAGATTTGTATCGATTCCTAGTTTTTCACGATATCGTAATTCTTTATGCAATACAGATAATGCTGCATCTCTCGTCTCATCACCCAGATTACTCTCTGCTATGACAGATACCGCTAACTTAAATCCATCATTTCTTGCATTTCTGTATTCTCGCAATCGTCTATCCTGATTACCCATTTAATTCGCCCCTCTCTATTCGTTCTATCCGGGCAAGGAATAGTAAATACATATCTCTTGCAAAGATATAATCTATTTCGCACCCTCTGTACTGGTCTACGATTGCCTGTCCCTTGTCCAGAAAACGTACCCACAATTCATCATTATCTTTTTTAGTATCACGGCATTGTTTATACCACTGCCATACCTGTCCGCTAATTTTTTGTGCATTGTCTGTCATATTCATCACACCTATGCTATACTATTATTATTGATATGTTATTATCCCGTTACCACTATGGTAACAAATTGGCAACCCATAAAACCCGCATAAACAGTGAATTTTTACGTTATGGTTACCAGGTTACCGGGTTACCACACTGTTTCCCATGTAGAGAAAAATAATAACACACACACTTATTTTTTTTACTTTCTATATATATTGATTTTGCTCGGTAACCGCGGTAACCCGGTAACCTACTGGAACGGATTATCCTCTAATGGAATATTTTGTTGCACGAATCCATTATTTTCTTGCATTTCTTCCATTTTTATACAAAAACATCGTTTACTCTTTCCGCCAATCTTGCATACTTTCGTAAACCGGTCACCGGATGTCTCGAGAATTTTATTCTTCTGTGCCCAGGATAGGAAGGATTTTTTAGAGAATCCCCCATCGCGGCAAAGCTGCTCAAAGGCAGTTGGAAGGAATAAAACACAATCTCTTCGCACAACTCCCCATTTCTCGCATTTCGTTTCATCATCAAAACGCTGAGGATTCATTCCTACTTTGTCTATGATAAACCGATAGCAACGTTCCGTATCTGACACCTCATTTCGGTCCACCAGAGTCTTCTTTGCCTCCTCCAAGCTGATATAGCATCCATCCTGGAATAAATAGTCTGTGGCTATCTTATCTGCCGTCAGAACGATTGCTAGGGACATTGCCTGCTTCTGCATCTTATCATCGCTCATAAGCTGCTCTTGGAAGCTCCTCTGTATTTCCCGGATCCGTTGTTCGCCCAGACTCTTAACCAGTGAAACAAATTCTTTTCCTGCATGTCCATAATTGTTTTTCAGTGTCTCCACTATGTTCTGAGGGGAAGGATAAACCTTTTCTCCGCATTCTACTTCAAGAATACGGTTGATCGCTCCTCCCTGGTTCACATATGAATTTAATGGTCGCTCACCATTCGTCATGATTACATTCTTCCAACGGTTTTCTCTATTGATTCCAAGATTCTTATTGGAACGGCTCTTTCCTTTACCAGAACAAAGGTCATATACTACACCCTCGAAGTTCTCTCGAATTCTGCTTGATGTTTTTGACGTGTCATCTAAGATTAATGGCAAGTTATTAAGCATGTCTGCCTTTGCCTCCAGAGCCACATCCGTGCTCTTAAAGTCTCCTATGTATCTGCTTTCGTCTGGATCAGCCCAGACAGAAGCTGCAAGCATTAAAGTGACCGTCTTTCCACCCTCTGTTTCACCCCAAAGGTCCACAAAGAAAGGAAGTGCATCAAGAACCTTAATCAGAATGCTTGCAAATGCTGCAGCTAAGAGAAACTTGCTCTCTATCCTGCCGCCTTTCCGGATTTCTCTTACACAGTCATACCAAACTTCTCTGCTACCATGCTCTCCAATACTGTTAAAAAGTTGCTGGAAACGCGTATCTCCATCGAACACAATCTCTTGGTCATATGGTAAGAATAGATTGCCCGGTGCCCATCCGAGCTTACTGGAGGAATATTGCACCTTGATGTAGCTATCATTTAAGTTTTCTACATCAGATAGATATTTAACTAGGTTCTTCGCATTTTCACTTGTAACAGAGACTCCTCTAGCTGACAAGGCTACAATCTTTGATGCAGATGTCACCATTACCTTTGGCGTCAATATCTCCATCCAGCGTCCATTTCTCTTATAGGCAAGCTTGATCTGCTCCTCTCCAGTCTCCAGATTCTTCAAACGTTCAAGGGGGAGGATTGGATGATAACAAGCCATGGAGTCCAATGTGCTGCGTTCTCCATTGCTAGTAAAGATACCATCATCGGAAGCTGCCCATGAGCCACATCTCATCTGCGGATATGGTCCGATAAAGTTAGTCCAGTTATCAACAAGCCCTATCGAACGCTCCTTTTTCTGTTCCTGCTTCATTTGTTTTTCAACCTTGCTGAACGCTGCAAACATCGTCTTTAAATGGGTTTTTGCACCATTTCCGACTTGTCCGGCACGCTCATCCAGAGCAACTGTTAGAATAGCTCGCTTAATAGGATCCGTTTCATTAAACAAGGCAGTCAGTGTTTCTTCCGACAATATCTGTTCCTTATCCATTTTTTCAATCATTTCCTTTGTCAGTTTTGCACTCACCTTTATCACCTCGTTTCATTTATGGTTTCATGCACATATAATTGCTTTTGCAGAGCATTATAATTCTCACACCATGCATCTGACAGCGGAGCATTATGTTCTACTCCCCACCGATATGCATTGATTAGAGCATTATTTAACTCTCTCTTATCTTTTTGCTTCTGTTCTTCCCGCTGCCGTTCCTGCTTTCTTTTCTTTGCACGATATACAGCGAGATTTGACTCAAAGGTTGGCTTTTCATAAATGCCTCCAAGAATCTGGAATGCCTCCTTGAATCCAACATTTTCCATGCGTTGCACAAAGGAAAAAATGTCCCCATGTGCACCACAGGAAAAACAATGAAAATCGTCTTTGTAAATTTTTAAAGAGGGGCTATTGTCCCCTGTATGAAAAGGGCACCGGATGAACCCTGCTCTGTTCGCCTTAAGATTGTACCGCTGAAGTATATCTGCCATATGATATTTATCTTTAATCTGCTCTCTCGTCACAGCTTAATATCTCCAATATCTTTTCTCCAGTTTCCTTTTTCTCGCAAAACTCAAAACGAACATTATAACGGTCTCTGATTGTACATAAAGATTTGTACAACTGTTTGCCATCTACGGCCTTGGCAGAATCCACATACTTCACTCGCTGTCCATTGACAGTACGCCATTTAACCTCATGCTTGCGAGGATTCTTCCAAAAGAACACATCTTCTAAGGTTACTATCCCTTTCCCATGTTCCACAAGGATCACTAATTTAATCCCTGCATCCCTTGCACGAATCAATTCTTTCCGGAATCTCTCATGCTGCTGGCATACGTTTCCGCATAACTCCTGCAGGTTCTGCTTACGATCAATGATTAAACGGGGATTATCGAGGGACATATAGTCCCCCACAAAAAGTTTACTTGTATAATGATTAATCCCCTTATCATCAAAAGTTTTGAGAATCTTTCTAATCGCTCTTGCTTTCTCCCTGCTATCAATCTGAATATCCATACCTTCTGCCTCCTAGATGAATGGCATTTCATCCTCAATTCCCTCCGGAATTGTCATAAATCCATTTCCAACACTTGCTGCCGCTGGATTTGGTTTACCGCTGACTGGCAGAAGTTTTTCTTCTGGAATTGCAGCATCTTTCACCTTATCCTCAGAAACAAACCATCGCAACTCTCGTCTTTTCGTGACCTTACCCATATATTCGTTCTCGACTATACCGAAGACACCACCGACCTTCTTATTAATGAACTGCATCCCGAAATCATCAACCCACTGGGTAGTAAACCCAGGATTAGAATGCTCTACGCAAGTAGTAAACGTCTTAAAAGAACGGTTGCAATTTCCGTCTTTATCCTCAGTCAGGATGTACTGTGTAGCTTGATGCGGCCATCTTTTGTCTGGCCGGATATCATCCTTAAAAGCTTTCATAAAATATCCTGGCTGCTTATCATTTGATGCAAAATCAAAACGCACAATAATCATATCTTTTCCATTTTTTGACTGAGTTTCTTCAACATCCCTAATAATCAAAAAGTGTCCACCAAGCTCTACCGGGGTAAATTCCCCGGATGCCTGTGTATTATCATAATTTGCTGGCTTTTTCATTGCTCTACCTCCTAATATTCTGACAGTGCATCAAGCACTTTTACGATGTCATTTTCAATTTCAAAACTATCAAATGCTCCCATTGGGCTCTTGGCAGTACTATTCTTTGCTTGTGTCTCAAAAACGTAAGAACCATTCACGCACTTAGCAATGAGAACTGTCGTAAACTTACTTTCTAAGACAATCTTGTCCAGTTTCTTTCCGGATGTCTTGATTCTAGTGAACATATAGCCATTTTCATCATGATCTGTCTGTGTATGTGCCGTAAAGATGATTGTTAAATCCTCTCTGTATGTATAGCATTCGCAGATAAAGTCCCACACGCAGGCAGCCAGATCAACCCATTTGTCGTAGCCTTTTTCCTTACTTCGTCTCATTTCGTCTGCCACCATCAAAGCATTAATTGTATCGATTATGATGACTTTAACATCTGGTCGCTCCTTGTCAATCTTCTTTACAACAACTCTTACTACATCCGCATTATCTCCTGCATAATAATTCTTATTTTCATTGCAATACTGCTTTCTCCATCCCTTCCAGGACAGCCCCTTTCTATCTGCATCAATGTAATAGGTTGATGCAGGGTCAAGATTTCTCATGCTTGTTGTTTTTCCTGAACCGGACTCACCGGCAATACAAATAACTTTAGCCATTAATCTTCCTCCCGCCTAAACTCAATCAGATTCTTTTCAATCGCTTGCAGAATAATCGTGCTAGCAACCTGTCTTATTGATAGATTCGTTTCATTAACTACTTCTGTAAGTGCATTTAATGCTTCAGGAGTCAACTTGATCACTCCCTGCTCATTCACCTGCTGTCTTCTTGCAGGTATAACAATCTTTTCGCTATTCATTACATCCCCCTTATCTAATCTGGATGTTCTGATTCTGCTGCAGATGCGCTCCTTCAATAACTGCACCTGCCTTGATTGCTTTTTTAATCGCTGTTCTATCGGCAACAGGTTCTGAATACTTAAGATATGATTTGTCCACTTTTGACAGATCATCTACTACAACTGACTCTGACTTGCGATATGAAATAAGTACTCGCGCAGTCCTAAATTTTTCTCCACATAAGTTAGCCTGCAAATAATTCTTTAAAGATGCTACTTTATTCTCACAGATTCTTTGTCTTTCTCCCAGCTTATCCTTCTCTGCCTTGATTGCTGCAGCTTCTGCTGCTAAGTTTTTGATATAAAGAGCAATGCCTTCTACCTTCTCGCCAAATGTCATCCGCAATTGATCCAGTTTGGCCATATCGATAATCTCTCCCGTTTCCTCATCTACACATGCCATGATTTCTGCGTTAATCTCGTACAGGTTCATTCTCTGTCTCCTCACTTTCTTCCACACTGAATACTTCCTCGCATCCGGCTTTGATTTTGTTGCAAATATGCAAAAATTCCTCTGCTTCTTTTTCTGTAACTTTTCCGCAATCATTTTCTAAAGCATCTATTGCTTTAGATTTAAAATAATCTGCAACATCTCTTGCGATGTCTTCATCCGCAATCGTGATAACAATTCTGGGACGATTCCTTCCCGTATAATCATCCTTTGTTGCGTATGTCTCTAATCTTTCATTTCTAAACATTTAATTTTCCTCGCTTTCCATTTTTTCTTGCATCTAATAGGATTAATTCTATTAGTGCTGCTTTTCTTTCTAATAAACGTGGCGATGTAGGCTGCAATTTAAGGGCAGTTTCTGTTTGGTTGTACTTGTGTAATACAAAATTAATTATCATGTTTCTCGCCTGCCAGTTTTTCAAGATACAAAATGCATTCATTATATGTAGCTTTCTGCTCCTCTGGTGCGTTATTATGCATATAAAATTGCTTATCCCATTCTTTTTCCTCAGAGATTTCGCCCTCCATAGCAATTACTTCTGTCGAGTAGTTACTATGTCTAAAAATGACATGATTTCCCGCCTGCTGTGCTGCGTGTACTTTTTCAAGCAAAAACTTAACATCATCTAAGTTCAAAGTCTTTTCTTCCTCGTTCATAATTTTCTCCTTCCATTTTCCTCTACTATGAGGTATACTTTAAGTGATTTATTACCTGTGTGCCTAATTGGGAGTTGCCGCTCCCTCAGGCACATTTTTTTATTTAAGCATCCTTACACGTTTTCCATATCCGCAAGCTTCTGCCACCTGCATTGGATCGTAGTCTGGAACGTATTTTCGCATTATTGGGTCTTCCAAGTTTTTGTAATACTTGTCGTAATCTATGTAGGCATAGAGATTTGTTCCAGAAGAGATGATGGCATAATTACCATATCTCTTTCTCTCTTTTTCGATTCCTTTTTTTCTACGGCAAACTGTTCCTTCAGAGACGCTGAACGCTTTAGCGAGTTGTTTATTCGAATAGTAAGGTTGACCGTGTATGGTTTCTACGATTCTTGTTACATCTTCCATGGGATTCGCCTCCTTTCAATGTCTTCAAAATTAAGAAAGAATTTCTTCAATGCTTTTCCATTCGGATAAGTTGGATAATTCTCTCCATTCCTTGCCGGAAAGTTTAATAATTACCGTTACCTGAGAATCTGTGTCGTTGATGTATTTTCTTTCTTCCACAGTTACTCTTTCTTCATTTTCATAAACACATTTTCTTTGTTCTAAACAAAACTCAAAGTCATTAGCTTTTTCAAGACTTTGACTAATCTGATAAACTGCAGCGTCTACTACGTCAGAAGATGGTGCAGTTTTTTTCAATTCTTTTTTTAGAATATTGAAATGAATTATTGCATTTTGAATTTCTTTTTCCAAATCCTGAATATTCAAGATTCTTTCTGATATGTAAATCAGGACTTTCCCTCCTCTCAAATATATTTATTGACATTTTTTTACATTTCCCCTATTATATTGTTACAGGATGCTGGCACATCCGAGTAAAATGAAAGGAAGTGCAAAAATGACTCAAGTTGCTGAAAAATTATTAGAGTACATGCAGTCTGAATACGAATCACAAGGAACGACTCGTTTTACTGCTCAAGGAATTTTCCTTGAATCTAACATTGATTTTGGTGGAATCGATCCAATCACTCGTGCTGCAACCGAACTTGAAGAATGTGGTAAAATTTCTTTTACCAAAGACTTTGGTACTGGCTTTAAATTACTCTAATCAACAACTGTGGCGGTCTTGTTCCATCGAGACCGCTTTTTTCAGCTCTTCTCTCCAGAACTTTGATACCCTTGGTGCCTTTCCTATCAAATCCTTAATAATATCCATATCTACTTCCAAACGTGGAAGGCCATCGTTTTCATCCGGATTATGCGAAAATTTAATACCGTTTATGCCATAAATATGGTAACCACCGATAACTAAAGATGTAGTATGCCCGTAGCACATAATAACTACATCTGGAAATGGAACTTCATGTTTTCTTCCATAAAGCACTGCTCCGCACTCTGGGCAGAAATTCCATGATTCTTTTATGTCGTTTTTACACTCTGGGCATTTCATTTGTTTGCTCTCCTTTCTGATGTTGAAACTTGTACTCTGGAAATTCAATATTTTTCAAACAAATTTCTTCTAATGCATATTTACAGCAGTCGAAACTCATTTCGGGCATTAAATCAATATCGTAGTTTTTTAATACTTCGTAGAAATCCTTAAAGAATTCTGAAAGTTTTCCACTTAATGCCTGATTTAATCTCTCTTCATCTCTGACATGTCTTTTTGCGTCTATGTTTCTCCCTCCTATCCTGCTTTCTCATTGTCTCTAATCATTGTCAAAATTCTCGCCATCGAGATGGCTGACTCAAGAGCAATCTGCGTTTCCCTTGGATATGTGTCCCATTCTTCAATGACTTTTTTAACTTCTTTAAGTCTCTTGTCTTCTGTTGTCTTTGTCATGTTCTCACCTCCGTTATTGATTATATCAATATATTACTATCTTAAAGGGGTTTAGTCAAGTATTTTTGATAAAAAAATTGACTAAAGGGTTTTTTAGTGTTATTATCATCGTGAAAGGAGGAGTATATGAACGAACGATTCAAAGAAGTAAGGAAGACTCTCGGACTGACTCAATCTGAATTTGGAAAAAGCCTTGGCATTTCCAATACTGCAATTTCGAAAATCGAAAAGGGTGAAAATAATGTAAGCGAATCAAATATCATTTCAATTTGCAGGGAATTTGGAGTAAATGAAGAATGGCTTCGCACCGGTGTTGGTGGAGAAGATAATATGTTCATCAAATTATCTGCCTATGACAAGGCATATAACCGTTTTGGATATGTTATGGAAAATGCATCAGCATCCAAAAAGGCTGCGTTGACTATGTTGCTAGAATTGGTTTACAGAACGTCAGATGAAGAATGGGATCTCATTATGAAGGAAATAGATGAGATAAAAAAGGGGGAGGTCTAAAAGACCCTCCCCTTCATTCCTCTCATTATGATTTTTATTCTCTGTTTCTGGTTTTTATTTAGATTTCGATACAAGTCTAAAATTTCTTTTTCCTCCATTCTTTCTCTGCTCATTTCTTTTCTCTCTTCGTCCTCTTTTCTCATTATGTATGCTCCTTTCTTACGAAAGTATGTTCGATTTTATTCTATTATATAACCCGAACATATTTTCGTCAATATGTAATTTCTGGAATTAAACTTCTCATTAATAGTAGTATGACAGATTCGGTAAATTAACATTTTCCTCCTTTCGAAATCAGTGTACTAAATTTAAAATCAAAAGAATTTTTGTAAGAAAAAAATAATACACCATTAAATTCACAAATGAATTGCCAGTTCGTTTGTGTCCATTCAATATGTATAAATTTTTCGTTTTGTCGGCATTTTTTTGCAAAAAATTTATTTTCATGCATTTTCACAAAATCACTTATTAAAT